AGGACGGATTGTAAAGGCAAAGTATAATTTGCCTTCCCTCACAATCTCAATACGCTGTGTATCATTCTGAGCATAGCCAGCCGCATCAATCAGTCCCTGAATAAAATCCTCCTCATGTACTCGCATTTGTTGTTTGCTTTCCTCTTCACTCCACTCTATCTCTTCTGTTACTACATCACGGTCATTCACTTCCTGCTCATCCATCATAGTCACACTTGCCTTCCTTTTCTTTTCCTGATCCATGTTTTTCTCCTTTCTGTTTCCTTTAATTAATGAAGTATTTGTATTATTTTTGTCTTTTTTATCAAGTCTTATAGAACCCAAACAGTATATCGAGAAGTTTCCGCTCTACTATCTTCTGATTCCATAGTTTTTGAATAATACATTATATAACTGCTCTACAAATTTGTATTTATCTCAAAAATATAAAAGTTAGCCCATCAAATAGTTCAAATTGCTGCTAAAGTTTCTGTTGTGGCGATTCAGGAGTATGAAAAGTTAAACCAACAAACTGATTCACCCAATTCTCCAATTCAATAGCAACTTTTTCAAGTGACTGGTCTTGAACCTGTTTTTCAAGGTCAGCCACTTTCTTTTCCAAAGTTTCCAAACGCTTTTTTGAAACCCACACCTTTCTTCTCACCTCCCCTCTTACCAACATCTGCAGCATAATATTTATGGAGATGGTTGTCAGCTATCAGACTGCCCTGTTTATTTGTCCGCACCCGAAATGTTATAACAACTTTTTATTCAGCAATTCATTAAGTTGGCTATGCGTCAGAATACCAAGTTTAACCAATTTATCTGATGAAACGTAATAAGGATGGTAAACTTCCGGCAGCGCAAATATCTGGGCTGTTTCTAAACAGATTTGCTCTGCCAGAAGTTCAATTCTGAGTACAGGGTAAGCATCTCTTCCCCTGTTATGCAGGAAACTTATCTTCCTTACGCCATTCAATTCTACCCCGTCAACATAGATTTTTGTAATGCACTCCTTTTTCATCCGAATTTCTTTTTTCAAAGTTTTTTTCCTGTTCTATCTTCCTCACCTCCCATCTTGCAAAAATTATAAAAATCATAACTCGTTATTGTCTTATAATAGATGTACAGGCTCTGCCAAGCCGAGTACGTAAGAAAGGAGACATATTATGGATAAAGAAAAAATTTATGAAGCCGCTAAAACATCCTTATCAAAAGATATAGTCCAAGGAGAACACATTAAGGCTTCCATGATTATTGAGGCAATCTCAAAGGCTATTGTTTCTGCTTTTGAAGAGTATGACAGGGACTGGCTCCTATTACTTATGGGAGCCAGTCCCTGTCAAACAGATTTTCTCACTAAATTAAACCGAAAACCCTATCCATTGCTCTATCCTTACGGAGCCCAAACAGCATATCGCAAAGTTTCAGGTCTACTATGCTCTGATTCTATAATTTTTTCCCTATCTACGGATTTCATATTCTGTTGCAACTTTTCAAATGACTGAGCCTGAATTTGATTCTCAAGAACTATAACTCTTTTCTCTAATTCCTTAAACTTCCGCCTTTCTGCCTGATTCACTATCCACACCTCCCTTTTATTCTAACTAGAAAAATCATAACTCGTTATTGTCTCCTATCCAAAGCTGTCATATAGTAGTTGTACAGGCGTTGCAGCGCCGAGTACTAAAGAAAGGAGACAACATACTATGGATCAAAGCAATTCACCTGTTTGTTTAAAATGTGGAACACCTCTAGTTCCAGCCAAAAAGTATATTGCATATGATGATTCATTACCCCATGATGGCTCTGCAAACTTTAATAATCAAGTTTGCCCTAAATGCCATCCAGAGCTTGTAGAAACTAATACATAGTTTCATCCGTTTTTAGTAACACATCACACATCTGAACTACAAGATTATATTTACCTTGAAAATGTAATTCTTCTAATACTTGATACATTGTCATGTATGTATGAGACTGCGGTTCTACTAAAAGATTGCGAAATACTCTTTCTACTCTCTGGATTTTCTTTTTTGCTACTTTTTTAATCTTCTTTTTCTTCACTCTAATTCTCCTCTCAAAAATACTATATAGTTATATATTGGCTACATACCAAAGTAGCCTCAAAAAACTATGGAATATCATGAAAAAAACTATCCTCTAATTGAGCAAGATTAACACATAGTAATGCTCTAGTAATCATGTCTTTACCAACAAACTGCTCCAAAACCTTAAAATTCTCTGTAAGAGGAATAACCACTTTGGAAATACATTTTCTATCGTTCTCTTTTATAAAACTTGGACACTTCATAATATGAGGACATACCACACATGCTGGCTCTGCCCTTTTTTCATTAACAAATGCCATATGAAGTGTCATTAACCATAACATTGTGCACTCCCATTTTTCTTTCTCTGTCAGTCCAATCTTCTTGTCCATGTTTCATCACACCCTATATGCAAAACATTTGTTCTTATCATTCTTTACCCTATCGTCAACAAACTTTGTAGCCTTGGCGGCCGGTTTACAAAGAAGTTCCATTGCCTCTTAATCACATCTCCAACCGTAACATTCTGTATATCCACCTGACCAGATGGAACACAATCCCTATAAAATACTCGCTCTTCTGATCCATTCAATCCCAAAAGCGATCCCTGAAAATTCCAGCTTGGCATAATCTGTGTCTGCAATGATTCCATCATTTCTCTGATAAATTCATCATCCTCTATCACGATCTGCGACATAGTTAGGCTAACAGCAAATGTATTTGGTGTCTCATGCTCCTGTGCATCTCCCAGCACACTATACTTCGCATTATTCCATGATACATTTGAAGTAAATGATTCTACGGATGCCAATAATACTCCATCTTGATTATAAAATGCTCCATCTTTTCCTGTTCTGGCGTGTCTTGTATCGCCTGCTGCCCTTTCATTTCTCATCCTTTTTCTTCCCCCTCTACTCTACATTCGTAGTAAAACGGAACCAGAAAGTCAGATAGATATGCTCCATAGAATCCTTATCAATCACATCAATATCAAACCATGCACTGTCTCCATCTGCTTTCCCTTCGCTGCTCTCTGTTACATTACAATACATCAGCTTCCCTTCCTCTTTCATGGAATCTCCCACCGCCTGAAGCTGACTTATCATGGTATTCCTTCCATTGGAATCATTATCCACTCGTCCTACCAGACTGTCTGAAACATAATTCATACGCCGCATTAGTTCAAAGCGTGTTTTTACTCTTCGGATCTTCTTCCAGCCCGCATCCTGATTATCCGATAATGTAACCAGTGTATTGATCGCATTATCGATCCACACCTGCTTATCCTTGTTATAGCTCAACACCAGACAGCCTTTCTTTTCCGCAGAAATCATCTCTGTATTAGTCAGGTTTTCTAAAATCTCTGTAAATCCAGTAATCACTGTATGGGTTAAAGAAGAATTCGAAACAGCCGCTCCTATCATTCCAGCAATGCGCGCCGCCGTCTGATAGCCGTCTATTTCCACTCCCTGCTCCTTTATATGGGCATTGAGCACATAATTCATCTTTTCATCATTAAATGCGGCTGCATGTGCCTTTCTATCTGCCAAATATACCGTGTGTTTCTCCGCCACAACAGCCTGCATCAGTGATCCTGCATCAAAGACACGATTTACAAAAGACTGCAAAAGCATATGTACTTCACAATCCTCTGTATCCACACATATGGTATTCGCTTCATAGGGCTCCACTTCTGCCAGTGCATTGGAATAATCCTCCACTGTCACTTGCGGATTGCTTCCCTTGGTAAACTGGCTTTGCAGCACATACTCCAATTCCGCTACTTCCTTGCCCTCTTCCAGCTTGGCATCAAAATTTCTGGAAGCTGCCAACGCCTCCACAAGCGCTGTTGCCTCTCCTTCCCCTGATGCAAATGTTACTTTCTCAAACTCCTTTATTCCTGTATAAAAGATACATTCCTTCATTTTGGGATCAGCAAGTCTGTCTCGTATGGTGACAGTAAATTCCTTTTCTCCCGTATGCTTTGCTGTAATTGTCACTGTATCTTCTCCATTCGTATCTCTTAATACAATCCTTCCTGCTTCTCCTCCACTGCCAAGCCGACAGGCCAGTATAGTCTGAGCCCCACCAGCAAATGCCTCTTTGATGGCATCGGTTGTCAACCCAGATCCAAACATGGATTCATACCCATCCTCTGGATTTAACTTTACTACCGTATGAAGTGGGCCAAAATCTGCCTTGAAAATCACAATCGTAACACCATTCATAATCCCCCTGTTATCTTCGCCCTTCTTCTGGATGCGAAAATATGTACCGGGACGGACCTTTGTCTCTCCTAACTGATAGGTTCCAGCCATCTTCTTACTTTACCTCCCTCTTTAAAAACTTTTTTACCAGATTCCTTGCTTCATCAACCGTAAACTCTGTCTTTTTCTCTGTCCGAAGCGCTGTCATAATGCACTCTGGGCGGGTTCCAAACAAAATATCCGCCTGCTCTGCCAGCTCTTTAACGGTGTATACAGAAGCCTGCTTTCCTTTCTGTGTCTCTCCTATGGATATCTTCATTCCCACTTCCTGTTTCTCCATTGCTTTGTGTTCGACATCCTTCTTTAAACTGCTTTCTTTTGCCATCTGCTACCTCCTGTCTATAGGTTATATTTGTTTTTCTAAGAATAGGGTTCTTTGCCCGATACCGAAGAAGACCAAAATGGCCTGTTATCACAATCTGGCCATCCTTCAGATAATCGGATTGGTAATTGGTCTGCAAACGCTTGATAAACATAGGAGAATGATCCAGCATCATGATCTCTCCTACAAGAGAAATCTGGTTTGCAATATCTGCCACCATCTTCATCCTTCTTCCACTGTCTGGGCATAAAATATGGATGGCAATCCTGCCATCCATCCATGCAACTGTATTTGTTTCCTCTGCTTTTTCCACTGAAGCCAAGCGACAATAAATAACTGGCTTCTCTCCTGTTGCCTCCGTGATTTCTTCCATATGGTCATATCCCATAATCATACACGCAGGGCATACTTCTTTTATATATTGATTTACTGCCATCACTGGATCTGGATCTAATGTTTCTTGTGATGGATATTCCAGAATATCGAACCTTATCTCTATTCCAATTACCAGACGACTTTTTGTTTCCTCCATCTCAAAAGCATCCGACCGTGCCCATGTAAATGCATAAGGTGTACCATGTTCTGGTTTTAATAATACATCTTTTAGGCACTTACGAACCTCTGGCTCTATGTTCTCTGGCGTTATCTCTGTGGTATTTTGGCATAATAAAGAAACAGATAAGGTGCCTGCACTCTTTCTCTCCTCATTGGCTTGTAAATCAAAGTTGTAGATTAACTGAGGGAATTGAGTCTTCCCCTCCCATCCCTCCTGATTTCCCTCCGGTGAAACAGGACGAAATACAGCAGGCTTTCCTGCATATACTGCAAGCTGCGAGACAAGTGTCTCTGATTCTGTAAATCTCTTATAGATCAATTCCTCAAGCGTCATCCTCTTCTTTTCCTCCTGCCTCCTGCTCCATATCTGCAGGAATACTATATTCATATACCTTGGCCAAATCCGAAGACCATCGGATCTCCCACTTTCCAGCGATCACATCATCGACTGAAACAAAAAAATGATTTGTGACATTCCCTATTCCGGGATGATATTGTACGACAAGTTTCTTTTCTGTCACAGATGTCACAAACCCTGTCTTTCCTTCCTCCCATGAATGATGCTTTGCATAAAGCACATATCCCGCTCTTAATACAGAGGTATCAAATACAGATTCTAATTGCTCTTTTACCAGCTCGATACGATCGCCTCCTATTCATAGCTTTGCTTCATAATACTCTCAATCTCTGGCTTTGCTTTCTCCTTTATTTTTTCCACATAGGGCCTTGGCTCTATTTTTTCACTTCCCTTTTCCAGAATACCAGAATAAGGCGTATCACTTTCCAGATAAGCAACGATCCTCACTTCATTTTTTCCATTTCTGGAACCTATCCCTTCAGCAACTCCCTTTGTCCAATGTAAACGCAAAGCCCCCGTTCGTCTTGCTGGTGCTTCCTCTGGCGCTGATGCCCGATACCTTCTCTTGCTAAATGGTTTTCGATACAGCCTTCCATGCCGTTTTCCTTTTAATACCTCTAACTCCGCGCTGCGAAGTACATTCGCCACTCTGGTTCCTCTTGTTTTTATCCTTCGATTGATGTTCTCCACTATCTTCTCTGCTAACTTATTAATATCTTTCTGTGCCTGTTCTATGGTTATTTTACATCACGCCTTTCTTCTGCATAATAAATGGTAGAGATGCCAAGGGACCCTGCCTCATCCAGATCAACAATATAAAAGGTCCTCTCTCCAAGCACTAGCTTATCTGCTATCTTTGCCTTTGGTCCTCCTGCCTGAACAATGGTATGGGTAACAATATGCTCCTCCTGACTATATTTGGTTCTGTCCTTATCAGAAGCTTCTGAAAGACAGCCCTTCAAGGTTTTTGAACCATCACCACAATGACTGTTTGCCCCCCTCCCAGTACTTGTCACCACCTGTCTATTTGTTTCAATCATAAAGTCCTTGAACAGATTTCCCGGTCTCATATACATCATCCTAGTATTTATCATCTGTTTCTTGCCCTTTCATTCTGCTGCATACCAGCATAAAAATATGGGGGCTTTCTATATGCCCCATTGCTAAGTTGTGGGACACTGCAAGACTCCACAGACACCTCTTTTTTCAATACATCATAATCTGACCGCCACAGCTTTGCCCTTTCCTGCATATATAATTGCAATGGTCCTGTCTTTGTGTCAACTTCATAGGCAAAACGGCGGCAGAGACTTTCTAATAACATAAGTTTCGCCCTTTTCCATGCTTTTGGATAGCTGTCAACGGCTGCCTGTATTTCTTCGTCCGTCAAGGCTGTGGTATCAGACTGACCTTCTACCATTGTATCGCCAAGCTCAAATCTCATGCGGTCTTTACCAAAATCACCTATGTTTTTCGGATCATATGTATAGGTCCCCTTTGCCATCAGGTATCCGCTCCCTCTGTATTAGTATCTATGGTTTCATTGCCTGTGGATTCATTTGGCTCTCCTTTGGTGGAGAATACTTTTTCTGCCTGCTCCTTTGCTGCATTTTTGATTGTTCTGCGATTGTCTGATGCATGTAGAAGAACTAATACATTTTCACTTTTTACCTTAGTGATCTGTTTGACTCCTTCCTCTGCACTCATCTGCAAAATAGAAAATACCTGTTGTACTTCATCCAAAGATAGAAGAAGCTCTATTTCTTTGCCTCCTTCTCCATATACTTTGATAGGAAACATTGGTATAGGGTTCTCTGCTGCCGATGGATGGACGGATTCAGCAATAGGTGTCTGTATGGCATCGTTGTTACATTCGGAAAGATATCCATTTCTTATCAGCTTTCTGCTTCTTTCTGGTAAAATCACATGTTCAGGAATTATGTCTCCCGGATAATAGGTCTTTTTTCCTGCCGTAAGCTGTTTTATGCATACATATTGCATCTGCTCCTCCTATATACAATGCTTCATATAACAAGCCAAATCATCACACGTCTTTCTCATGTCCGTAGAAAGCAATCCCTCCATAAACTCTGCATGGGTACCGCCTTCTCCTTCAAAGACATCTGTCGCCATATAGTTCCCATCTCCTAACATATCCCAAGTAAAGATATACCCTGCGGAAGGCTCATCAATCCTTGGGCTTGGTGTCGTGTAGGAGAGCAGCGCTCCATCCGGCTCACAGATAAAACGCATCTCATCCTTCTGCCCTTCCTCTGCTGCATTGTAAGTTGCGTATAATACCTTTACTTCATCCACTCCAAACAGCTCCGCTAATACCCTCTCATTTACCTGCGCAGGATTTGCTGTACTGCCAGTATACTTTACACGCTCCAACAAGTCAGGATGTTCTTTTAACGCAAGGAAGGCATCATAACCCAATGTCAGCTTATTTGGCATCCTTCTTCCATCCAGCCTTATCTGTCTTTTGCGGGCATCAAAGAACTTGATGGGATCGGAATTCGCATCCGAAAAATTTATAAATTGATTTCCACTTGGAGTTACCCCGCTCCCGGAC